AGATTATGGCAGAGTCTGCGATAAACAACTTCCCCTCACAGGCAGTTAGTGACTTAGAGAAAATGACTCAAGAGTATGGGTTAAAAGTAGGTAGAGCTATTGAACACGAGTGGTTCGGTGGAGCCACGTCCAGGCACGGTGGTAATGCAAATGACTTTCATAAACTTAGGTTATACGCTAGAGGTGAACAGCCAATAGAAAAGTACAAAAACGAGTTATCTATAAACGGCGATTTAAGTTACTTAAACTTAGATTGGAAGCCTGTACCTATAGTACCTAAGTTTGTTGATATTGTAGTAAACGGTATGGCTCAGAGAACTTACGACGTTAAGGCCTACTCTCAAGACTCGTATGGAGTTAGTAAAAGAACTGAACACATGGAGTCTATACTTCGTGACATGAGAACTAAGGAGTTTAACGATAAGGTTCAAGAAAGCTTTGGTTTGGATCTTTATGAAAATGATAAGGAAAAGTTACCAGATACAGAGGAAGAGCTAGCGTTACATATGCAGCTTGACTACAAGCAATCAGTTGAGCTAGCCGAAGAGCAAGCTATAAATGTATTAATGGAAGGTAGTAGGTTTGACTTAATAAGACGTAGAGCTTTATATGACTTAACTACTATAGGTATTGGAGCGGTAAAAACTACGTTCGACTGGAGTGAAGGGGCTAAGGTGCAATACGTTGATCCAGCTAACCTAATATACTCACACACTGAATCCCCTTACTTTGAAGATATATACTACGTAGGTGAAGTTAAGGAGGTTACTATTAATGAGTTAGTTAAAGAGTTTCCTAACCTATCCGAGTCTGACGTTTATGACATAGTAGAAAACTCTAGTAGCTCTACGACCTCGATGACTAGGCACAGTGGGGATAAGAATAAAGTGAGTGTGTTGTATTTTAACTATAAAACGCACAAAAACGATACTTACAAAATAAAAGAAACTGGTACTGGAGCTGACAAGGTTATAGAGAAAGATGATACATTCAATCCGCCTATGGATATGGACGGTAACTACTCAAAGCTCGAAAGGGTTATGGAGTGCTTGTACGAAGGTGTATTAGTCTTAGGTACTGATAAGTTACTTAAGTGGGAGATGGCAAAGAATATGATGCGGTCTAAATCTAACTTTGATAAAGTTAAGATGAACTATAGCATTGTAGCCCCTAGAATGTATAACGGTAAGATAGAATCTATAGTTAGTAGGATAACAGGGTTTGCTGATATGATTCAGTTAACCCACTTAAAGCTACAACAAGTCTTGTCTCGTATGGTTCCAGATGGTGTCTATCTAGACGCTGATGGTTTAGCTGAGATCGACTTAGGTAATGGTACGAACTATTCCCCGCAAGAAGCTTTGAATATGTTCTTCCAGACTGGTTCTGTTATTGGTAGAAGTTTTACCTCAGAAGGAGATCAAAACCCTGGTAAAGTACCTATTCAGCAAATACAGAATGGTGGTGGTGGAAATAAGATTCAGAGTCTTATACAAACATACAATTACTACCTGCAAATGATACGCGATGTGACTGGGCTTAACGAAGCTAGAGATGCGTCAACGCCAGATAAGAATGCTTTAGTTGGTATTCAAAAATTAGCAGCGGCCAACTCTAATACTGCGACTAGACACATACTTCAAGCTATGCTGCTATTGACCTCTGAGTCGGCTGAAGCTCTATCACTGAGAATATCAGACATAGTAGAATACTCTCCTACCCGCGAAGCTTTCATTCAATCCATAGGTGCACACAATGTAGCTACACTAGAGGAGATGAAAGATTTACATATATATGACTTTGGTATATTCATCGAGCTAATGCCTGATGAAGAAGAGAGACAGATTTTAGAAAACAATATACAAATTGCTTTATCACAGAAGATGATAGACCTTGACGATGCTATAGATCTTAGAGATGTTAGAAACGTTAAGCTAGCTAATCAGTTACTCAAAATAAAGAGACAGAAGAAACTTGAGAGAGATCAAGCAGTTCAACAGCAGAATATACAAGCTCAGTCTCAAGCCAACATCCAAGCACAACAAGCAGCAGCTCAAGCTGAAACTCAAAAAGAGCAAGCTAAAGCACAGATAGAATCTCAACTAGAGCAGACTAAAAGTCAGATGAAAATAGAGTACCTAAAGCAAGAAGCCTTAGTTAAGAAAGAATTGATGGATCATGAGTTCCAATTAAATATGCAGCTTAGAGGTATGGAGAATCAAATCATAGACAAGAGGGACACTAACAGAGAAGATAGAAAAGACCAACGCGTAGACAAGCAAGCGGAAAATCAGCAGTCAATAAAAAAGGGTGAATCGATTAAAAAGTTCGAGTCATCAGGTAATGATATAGTTGGAGGTGGACTTGGGTTAGATAAGTTCAACCCCCGATAGTTTTTAATTTTATAATATTTTATCATGGTAGAAGAACAATTAAACGCAGCTGAGGAAGTTGTAGAGCAAGTAGACGAACGTAAGTTTGATAGCGCTGGAGATGATAGCGTACTTAAGGTAGATTTAAGTAGGCCACCGGCTCTAGAGGAAGAGGTGGAAGAAGGTACTGAAACTGGGGAAGTAGTTGAAGAAGTTTCGGTAGAACCTGAAGCGGAAGTAGAAGATACTGTACTACAGGAAATCACCGACGAAGATGTTGAGGAAGTAGAAGAGCAAGTTGAAGAAGCGATAGCCGAGGCGCAAGCTACTGGGAAACCTTTACCAGAGAATATCCAGAAACTAGTGGATTTTATGGAAGACACTGGTGGGGATTTAAACGACTATGTGAGCTTAAATAGAGACACATCTAAGTTAGACGACTCTGAGGTACTCGATGAGTATTATAGAAAAACTAAATCTCATTTATCCGCTGAAGAGAGAAACTTCTTGTTAGAAGACAAGTTTGGTTTCGATGAGGATATGGATGATGATAGAACAATAAGATCAAAGAAAATCGCTTTGAAAGAGCAAGTTGCTGAAGCGAAAGCCTATATAGACGGGCAAAAGTCTAAATATTACGAAGAGATTAAAGCCGGAAGCAAGCTCACCAATGAGCAGCAGAACGCAGTTAACTTCTTCGATCGTTACAATAAGGAATCTGAAGAGACTAAGAAACTAGCTGATGACAACAAGCATGTTTTTCAACAGAAGACTGATAATCTATTCAACGACAAGTTCAAAGGTTTTGACTACAGTGTCGGGGAAAAGAAGTATAGGTTTAATGTTAAAAACGTAAATGATGTTAAGAACACTCAAAGCGATCTTAATAACTTTGTCCAAAAGTTTTTGGGTAAGGATAACAAGATGAATGACGCTAAGGGTTATCACAAGTCTTTATTTACAGCAATGAATGCTGACGCTGTTGCTCAACATTTTTATGAGCAAGGAAAAGCAGACGCAATCAAAGACACTGTAGCTAAAGGCAAGAACATTAACGTCGGGGCTCGAGGCACTCATGGTGAAACAAACATAGGTGGCATGAAAGTTAAAGTGTTAGGTGAAGGTTCAGATGATTTCAAATTCAAGATTAGAAAAAAGAAATAATTAAACTTTAAATTAAAAAATTATGGCAATTACAAATCCAGGTGGCTTACTAAACAAAGTCCCAGCTCCGGTCCAACAAACCCTTGCTTCGAATTACTTAGACTTTACGTCTGGCTCAGGAAATGACTGGGCTCAACAATACGTTCCAGACTTAATGGAGAAAGAAGCAGAAGTGTTCGGACAAAGAACTATTTCAGGTTTCTTAGCTCAAGTAGGTGCTGAAGAGTCTATGACAGCCGATCAGGTTGTATGGTCTGAACAATCAAGATTACACTTGTCGTATACAGGTACAGTTGTCTTAGCTGGCGATACTAATGGTAGCTTCCAGGTAGTTAATGATATTGATGGAAACACTGTAGCTGAACTTGGTAGTAATGGTGCTGGTTCTGATCACGGTATTAGAGTAAACGATATAGTGCTTTTAGCTAGCGCTGGTAAAGTTTCAAAATGTTTAGTAGTAGAAACTCCAGAATCAGCGGTTGTAAGTCTTGAGGCTTATGATGAAGCTGTTTTAAGTGGTCATGCTACTGCGGCTGGAAAAGCAACTCTATTAGTTATCGGTTCTGAATATGGTAAAGGTCAGTCTTATTCTGATTTTACTGGTTCACACAGTGCTGAGAGAAGAACTGCTATTAAGCCTTCTTTCAAATCTTTCTCCAACAAGCCTATCATCATGAAAGATTACTACGAAGTATCTGGATCTGATGCATCTCAAGTTGGTTGGGTTGAAGTTACAGGTGAAGAAGGTCAAAATGGTTACCTATGGTATTTAAAAGCCTCAGGTGATACTAGAGCTCGATTCAACGACTACTTAGAAATGACTATGCTTGAAGCTGAACAAGCTGCTACTGGATCCTTGATTGGTTTCGCTGACAAGCAAATCCGTGGCGCTGCCGATGCAGGTACTAACGCTGGTACTCAAGGTTTATTCGATGCTATTGAAAAAAGGGGTAATGTTACTTCTGGTATTTCTGGTGTTAACGCTGCGACTGACTTAGCTGAATTTGATTCTATATTAGCTGAATTCGATAAGCAAGGTGCTATTGAGGAGAACATGTTATTCTTAAATAGATCTTCGTCTCTAGCTATCGATGACATGTTAGCTTCTATGAACTCTTACGGTGCTGGTGGTACTTCTTACGGGGTATTCGACAACGATGAGAACATGGCTTTAAACTTAGGTTTCTCTGGGTTCCGTAGAGGTTCTTACGACTTCTACAAGTCTGACTTTAGATACTTAAATGATAAAGCTACTCGTGGTGGTATTAACTCTGCTGCAGGTTCTGCTGCTATTCGTGGAGTTATCATTCCAGCAGGTACGTCAAACGTTTACGATCAAAACTTAGGTAAGAACCTTAAGCGTCCATTCTTACACGTTAGGTATAGAGCTTCCGCAACTGACAACCGCAAGATGAAAACTTGGGTTACTGGTTCTGTTGGTGCTTCAACATCTGCGTTAGATGCAATGCAATTACACTTCTTATCTGAAAGATGTTTAGTTACTCAAGGTGCTAACAATTTCATGTTAATGAAGTAGTATTTATATTTAGATCGAGGCTTCGGCCTCGGTCTTATTTTTTAATTTTTATTATATTATATTATGGCTAAAAAGCAAACAAAGGTAGAAGCAACTAAAACGGTTGTTGAACAAGAAGCGGTTGAAGTATTAGATCAACCAACAGTAGTTAAGAAACCCAATAGAACTGAAAAAACGTATAAAGTTTTAGATGATGGTTGGGAACTTAAAGATAGAATTTACAGGTTAAAAGGAAATAAGAGACCCTTATCAAGATCCGTTAGATCAGCAAACATACATTGGTTTGATGAAAACGAGGGTTATGAAAGAGAGTTAAAGTATACTTCCAATCAGAGAACTCCGTTTGTCGATGAGATGAATGGTGATCAAAGGATGGAGCATATTGTTTTTAGAAACGGTATATTGATTATAGAAAGAGAAAAGGTTATATTACAAAAACTTATGTCTTTGTATCACCCAGATAGAGATATTCTATTCTACGAAGAGAAACCAGTGGCTAATGCAGTCAGTGAAATTGAGTGGTTAGAAATGGAGATTGAAGCTCTTAATACGGCAAGAGATATAGATATAGATTTAGCTGAAGCTGTTATGCGTGTAGAGGCTGGATCTAAAGTGTCAGAAATGAGTTCTAAGGAGCTTAGACGAGATTTACTATTATATGCTAAGAGAAACCCTGAACTGTTCTTAGAGTTGGTTAATGACGGCAACGTACAACTAAGGAACTTCGGTATTAAAGCAACTGAACTAAACATTATAAAGTTATCATCAGATCAAAGAACCTTTACATGGGGTACTAATGGTAGAAAACTTATGACAGTTCCGTTTGACGAACACCCATACTCCGCACTTGCATCATGGTTTAAAACCGATGAAGGTATGGAAGTATATACTAATATTGAGAAGCGGTTATCATAACCGTTTTCTCTCTAATACCAAGAGTAGAAATGTTACTACAACCCGGTAACATATTAAATAAATTATAAACAATTAAAAACAAAAAAAATGGGAAGAGTATTTTTTAACACAAGAAAAAATGTGCACAGTCTTACCGCTGCATATGTTGTACTACCTAGTGATTCAGGTAAAGTATTTACATTAAACGCAGCTGCTGGAGCTGCAATTACATTACCTTCTGTTGCTGACGCACAAGAGGGATGGAATTGTAGATTTATAGTGGGTACTGCTTTTGCAACTACTGACTGGATTATTACAGCTACTGCCGCCATCATGGTTGGTGGTATAAATGAATTAGAAGTAGATTCGACAAACGATGGACCTTCAGCTGTTAATGGCACAACTATTAACATTGAACTTGGAGCCGAAACTATCGGTGACTACGTTGACTTTGTTGTGGCTGATGGAAAGATGTACATAAACGGTCAAACTAAACTTGACGGTGGTATGACGATAGCTTAATAGCTTAACACAAATATTATGCCACGCTATCAATTAGGTAGCGTGGTTTTAATAAATTTCACAAACCTTAATCCTTAAACTGTAAACCTTAATTCACGAACAATTATTTATTAATTATTAAACAAAAACAAAATGATTGCACAAATTACAACAATCACAACGGCTGCTGACACGGCTATCGTAACAAGTTTACGAATGAAAGATTTTTACCAACTGCTAAATGCTGCTACAACAGTTACGGCTAGTCACTTTATTGAAGGTACTGCATTGGCTTCAGCTGACGTAGTATTTACTTGCAACGGAGCTGATGCTGCTGAAAAGCAATTGAACGTAAACAAGTTAATGACTTGGTTCGGTGGTTTAATGGCTCAAGCTGATAATCCAACTAGCGTCCTTTATGCAAAACCTTATGTTATGAATTTATCGACTATAGTTGCTGATGCTGGCTTATTATTTACTGGAGCAACAACTTCTCCATTAACTACAACGGTCGTAGCTTAATAACAATAACTAAGTAAACTTAATACTAATAGCCATCCTTGCGGGTGGCTATTTTTTTTACCCTATACTAACTCCTTACTTTACTATGTAACTATAATATAGTAAAATAGCACGACATGAAATCAAAAGGTTTAGGAGATACATTAGAGAAATTCACAAAGTTTACAGGCATACGTAGCTTAGCTAAGTTAACTACTGGCTTTGTAGGTATAGGAGACTGTGGGTGCAACAAGAGGAAAGCTTGGCTTAATAAGCAGGTTCCTTACAAACAAAATACAAATGGCAATAAGCATAGATAAAGTTTATCAAAGAGTTCTAGCTCTAGCTAACAAGGAGCAAAGGGGTTACATAACACCTCAGGAGTTTAATCTACTAGCCGGTAAGGCTCAGAGTGACATATTCGAATCGTACTTTCACGATAAGAAGGCTGCAATAAGAATTCCAGGCAATCAAAGTGCTATAGCTGATGATGCGCAAATGCTTAGGGAGAAGATAAACGTACATAGAGTTTTTGGAAAAGACATGATACAAGGGTATAGTACCCCGCGTTTACCTAGTGATTTACATTGGCTAGAATCTGTATACTCAAGAGCAAAGGATAACCGTAAAGTTGTAAGCATAGATTTCAATACTTCACCAACTCTTCCAACTGCCACCATTCACGGGCTTCAATCAACACCTGTAGGTGCAGGTAGTTCGAATACCTATCAAACGCTGGTAGAACGGACTAGTCACATCAGTCTTGCTGCTTATGGCCCGAAAACCTCTGGTGCTTATAGTCAGACAGTCGTAGATGGTGAATTTTATTTCAATATAATATTGTTAGACGATTCAACCTTAAGTGATTCACAGAAAATACCTATAGAGTACTTGAAAGAAGGTGGTTACCCTGTGATAAATTTGAAGCAAACAGACACGGACCAACAAACCGCAGTCAGATTCGCTGAGCAGTTAAATGAAAAGAGCAAGTTCCACAAAGCGATTGTTGATGAATTCGACTTAACGAAGGTTCACATAGAATACCTACAACACAGGATCTGGACGTTGGATCCTTGCAGTATAACTCTCTATGAAGGTATTACTATAACAGGTGAGATTTACTATAAAGGCGGTAATAGCGAAAACAAAGTTTACGAACAAGTTGACAGGCAAGACTGGAACTACATCTTAGGTAATAAAAAGCTACACCCAACTAGTAGAGGTAGAGGTATCTTTACTTTAGGCGTTGATGGTCTTAACGCTCAAAGCGATGGTGGAAGTCTAATTTCAGCACTACCAGCCTTAAGTAGGGGTGATGACTTGCTATGTGATTACATAAAAAAACCTGCAGACCCTAATTGGGGTTATGTAGTGGTTAACAACAAAGCCTTGTACAACAACGTTACTACCACTGACTCCTTGTTACACGAGTCTGAGGAGGGTACTTTAACAAATAAGATACTTGAACTAGCTGGTATTTTAATAAACAAACCTGGTTTGTCAGAGGTTGTACTTAGGAACGAGCAGCTAAAAGAAGCAATAGAAAATAAATAATTATGGGATTACTACAACAATCGCAGTTTGACTATCACAACGACAGCAATAAGGGTGATTACCAGTTCGTTACTTTGGATGATATTATAAGTTCGTTCATGGTGGTTTACGTAGGTGAAAGCAAGATACTTTCTAAGGCTAATAGAACTGACGTGCAGTTTCATGGCATGAGGGCAATCCAAGAGTTGTCGTATGACATTCTCCGCTCTCATAAATCTTACGAAATAACCGTGCCAGCTAATTTAACTATGTACTTACCGCAGGACTATGTTAACTACACTAAAGTGGTTAGAGTTGATTCTAATGGTGTTGAGAAAATTTTATACCCTACAGGTAAAACATCTAATCCCTTTCCTATAGGACAGAACTCAGATAGCAGTTATAAGTTCTCTGATCAAACTAGTGAGCTAAGTCTTAACGCCGGCCAGGAAGCAGAAAATACTAGAGATACCTATGCTTCAACTACACGTAGCAGTTTTAGCACTATCCCAACTTCTAATCCAAATCAAGATTCAGATGTCTCAGATACTACTACGCTTGACAATAGAGGTAGGAGATACGGGTTAGACCCTCAACACGCACAATCAAATGGTACGTTCTACATAGATAATGCAACTGGGTTTATACACTTTAGTTCTGACTTAGCTGGAAGTACGGTAACACTAAAATATATAAGTGATGGCTTAGGGACCGATGATGAGATGGTTGTTCATAAGTTCGCAGAAGAAGCTGTGTACAAGCATATTATGTATGGATTAATATCTAATAGAACTGGTATATCAGAGTCTATAGTTCTTAGGTATAAGAAAGAGAGATTTGCAGAGACTAGAAAAGCTAAGATTAGGCTTTCTAATATAAAGATGGAAGAGTTCACTCAGGTACTTAGAGGTATTAGTAAACATATTAAGTAGTAGTTTATGTCAGAAATAAAACATTCGTTTCAGTCTGGAAAGATGAACAAAGATTTTGATGAAAGATTAGTTCCTCAAGGTCAATATAGGGACGCTTTAAATATAGAGGTAAGTACAACCGATGCTAGCGATGCAGGTACCGCACAAAACCTATATGGTAATATAGAGAGACCATCATACCTACCTGTTAAAGATCCGACTAACTTCACCGTTAACTTTGATAGTGAGGAAAGTTACTTCGTAGGATCCGTAGCGGATGAAAAAACAAATAACTCGTACTTCCTAGTGGCATCACCAAGGGTCAGCTTAAACACGGCTAGGCTTTCTTTAGAAGAAGATGTTACGTATAAGGACATGATAATAAGGTACAACAGCAATACCAAAAAAGTCTACCCAGTTCTTACAGACGTATTTAGAATCGAGTTCCCTATGGCTACGCACGCAGAGGACTTAACTGTGAATAGTTCGTCAATTAACCCCTACGATAGCTTGGCTTTACCAGGTGCAATAATAGGACGACTTAGACCTGGTATGAGCATTGATTTCGTCAGCGCTTCTGGTACATCCTTAATAAGTCAATACCCTGATGCTTACCCTTTGAATAACATGCCGGCTGCTGTTACTATTAGGGAAATAGACAATGGAGCTGTATACTTTGATAGGCAAGTAGTGGGTTCTTTAGAGTTTTGCCAGTTCTTAATAGTTGAAGCCGCTAGGGTTTTAAACTTCTCAAGCCCTTTTTTAAATAGTAACTATAGCCAAGGTGCTAGTGGCCCTAACAAGCCACATCATATCACCGGTATAAACATTATAAATAACTTACTGCTATGGACTGATGGTTTTTCAGAACCAAAGAAAATAAACCTAGACAGGTTAAAGTCGATAAAAAATTCAGAGCTAAGATTCGATACTCATACAAACTTGTTGTTAGACGACCCTAGCAATACGAGTGGTGGTTTGGTTGAACTAAAAGACATAGATGGATCTACTCACAGCGGGCTAATAGAAGATCACATAACTGTAATAAGAAGAGCCCCAAGAACAGCGCTTAAGCTAGAGATGTCAATATTTGAGAACGCTAAAGAACGAGGCTTCGTTGCAACTTGTGTTTTTGACTTCACTATTGATGCCGCAGGAGTTGATAATCCTTTAAACGTAGGTCAAGATATTTTTATTGACGATATCAATGATGACAATACCTTGAGTGAGGTATTTGGTGTTGGTGATATACTGCGCTTCGTAGGTGCTGGCCAAGCCTTAGAGGTTATAGCTGAGGTAATATCAATCCAAAATTCTAACGACAGGCATAAAGTAAAAATAATAAAGATAGACCCCGATATAACGAGTACACACCTCAATTGGGATGTTAAGTTAGTTCAAAAGAAGCCTATATTTGAAACTAAACTTGGTAGGTTTTCTTTCAGGTATAAATACCAAGACGGTGAGTTTTCATCATTTGCACCGTGGTCAGAGTTGGCTTTCCTACCTGGCAAGCTAGATTTTATACCTATAAAGGGTTATAACCTAGGTATGGTAAATAATTTAAGAAACCTAAAGATAACAGATTTTATAGTTGATGATGCTCAGAGACCTGATGATGTAGTAGCGGTTGATATTTTATGGAAAGACACTGTGTCACCTAATGTGTACGTTGTTAAGTCAATCAAAAGAGGTTACAACTCCGAGTGGGATGACAAATCTACAGGCGGTAACTCAGGCGTTTTAGATATAACCACTGAGATGATACATCGAACAGTCCCATCTTCGCAGATGCTTAGAGCTTGGGACAACGTTCCTCTAGTGGCTAAAGCTCAGGAGGTTACTGGTAATAGAGTCGTGTATGGTAATTACGAGCAAAACTATGACATAAATCAAGTTGTCTCTGCTATACCAAGCATAACTACAATTGATCATATCGGTAGAGTTGATTCAAATATTGATGCTGTCTCAAATGAGAACCCGCAATACTTAATGCCATTGAAGTCTGTTAAGTCGCTTAGGAGCTATAAGGTAGGCGTTGTGTTTGGTGATAAGTTCGGAAGGGAGACACCGGTGATTGGTGTTGGTGGTAAAACAAGGAATGTATCCAACCCAGGGAAGTATGGAAGCCCTTTTACTTCGCAGCCCGATAGTGTCGAGGTACAAAAACAAAACTCATGGAGAGTTAACAAGCTATCGGCACAGTTGGAGTGGACTACACCGCATCACGTTCCGTCTGATTGGATGGAGTACTACAAGTACTATGTAAAGGAAACTACAAACGAATACTATAACCTAGTAATGGATAGGTGGTACCCAGCCGAGGATGGTAATATCTGGTTGTCCTTTCAATCTGCTGATAGAAATAAATTAGATATAGAGACATACTTAATACTTAAGAATGAACATGGTACTGAGGATGCTGTAGAAGAAGATGCTAGATATAAAGTACTAGCAATATCTAACGAAGCACCTGATTTCATAAAGAACACTAATAGGATTATAGGTCAAGAACAGCTTGACGACTCAACTTATAGCATGAGTGAGACTATGATTGTAGATATGCAGGATAACTTCTACGATAGATCTTTCAAAGACGTTAAATTCGAAGGTATTGGTTGGGCGAGGATTGTTGGTGAGCTCAATGGAGTAGCTAGGTTCTCAGACTGGAAGCGTATTGCTAGGATGAATGATACTGATAAATTTATATCCGTTGTAACCTCTTTCGGTGAAACAGCTGGGATGAATACGGAGTTTGGTTTTGGTGTTGGTACAACTCCAACCATAAGCGTTGAGGTTAGAGATTCTGTACCAGAGAACAAACCTGAGTTCGAAGGTAGGTTCTTCGTTAAGGTATTTAAAGATATTGTACTAACTAACTCTGTAATAGGTACTGACATTTCAGCTTCGAGTTATAGCCCAACAAATATATTTAGTCTTGGGTATGTTAGTACTTCTGCGGCAAACGGGGTGAACCCTGCTTCGGGTAGCTCTTCGCTTAACGGTGACTATTCGGTTATGACCCTTCCAGCTAGTGGAGAGTGGGGTGGTGATAGTGACACGGATTACACAGAATACGAGTGGGATGATGCCACTTTAAACAGTGGTTATACTCAAATGGGATTGACTTCATCCTCTGCTGACAATGTTAAAAAGTTCTGGGCAAATTACTGGGACAATAACCCTTCTGGTAACAATGACTGGTTTATAAGCAACGCTCACTGGGCAAAGCATAATGAGTGCGAATCGCCACAGCGCGGACCCGAGAAAGGATTGAGTGGTGATGGACCGGACTCTATAGACAATATGAGTTCTATAACACTTTCTAAGATTAACTCAGCAGGTAATAATGGTAATGAAGATCCAGAAGGTGTTATGTCGCTGTACAATACACTGCGACAAGAAGGTACCTTATTTAGATTCCCATCAGATCCAGGGGATGACGGGTATCACGGGCAACCTGTTATATATGTAGTTAGAGGTTTCACTGATTCTGTGTCGCATAAAAATTACCACGAATCACCAGGGGAATATCCATGTGCTGCTTGCACGGAAGATAGCGCAGGTGATAATTACTGTAAGCGTCATTCGTTTGACTTACACTTCTCAAGGTATGATGACCAAACAAGAGGTTTAAATACGTCGAAGTGGGACCCACGTAGTGCCGTCAAAAGTGATGGTTCAAGCAAGTTAAAGTTAGAGGTGGTAAAACCTTATTATGACCCGTCAGATATAGTACAGAAAATTGACGGTAACGCAGTTTGGGAGACAGAGCCTAAAGAAGACGTAGGTCTAGATCTTTACTATGAAGTTACCAGTGCTATACCAATGAGGTTAGAAAACAAAAATATAGAATCATTCGCTCCGGTGGGTTCAATCACATCCTGTGATAGGCTTAATGCTATCGCTAATCCGACTAGTATGTACGATTGCTATGGAGATTACCAAAGTGGTAGTGTTGCAATCAAGACAGCGGTTAGAGATGTCATAGGTCTTGGTGATGCAGCTGAAGTTGTAGGGTTAACTTTTCCTTTTGCTGTGTATGCTCACAAAGACAAAGGTGACGTTCTTAGCTTTACTAGGCCTGATGGAATGGTTACTGAAGCTATGGTAATAGATCACTGGCATCCTCTGGATAGCTATAACAACAAGCAGCAAGAAACTGTAACATACTTAGGTACAAACAGCAATGGTGCACTAGTAAATATTACTGACACAATTCCATTTTCAGCAGCTACATACAAGTCGTCTAAAGAACACACCTTAACTTGTAGTATTAATACAGCGATAGCTACTAGCACTAGCTCTTTCTTGGGCGTTGGTACGATTGTTTCACTAGTCACCCAGATTACGGTGGTTACAGCTTCACTACCTGAAGGTTTCAATAGTGACGATAACAAGATATGGCAAGTTAGTTCAAATGCAATTGCTGTAGACGCAGGTACTTTCACTGTACGTGGCGGGTTTACAGAGCTAGACAACGGTACTACGAAGATAGATGTTAAAAATTGTTCTTCAGAAGTACAAGATTTTACAAATCAAGCTGTAGTTTTAAAATTCAAAGAAGTAACTGGTTACTATAGGTTGAATTACAAAACATATAAAAGTAAGACCGAGCTGCCTTGGTTTAATTGTTACTCATTTGGTAACGGGTTAGAATCAGATAGAATAAGGGACGATTTCAACTCACCTACTATAGATAATGGGTGTAAAGTATCTACTGTATTAGAAGACTACAGCAGTGAAAAAAGATCTAGTGGTTTAATATGGTCAGGTATATACAACTCTACAAGTGGAGTTAATAACCTAAACGAATTTAATATGGCTGAGTCTATAACAAAAGACCTCAACCCAACATATGGATCGATACAAGCTTTAAAGAGTAGAGACACGAATATGGTGGCCTTCTGCGAGGATAAAGTTTTAAAGATATTAGCTAATAAGGATGCTTTGTTTAATGCTGATGGTAGTTCAAATATAACGGCATCTAACGCTGTGCTTGGAGATGCTGGTGGTTTAGCTGGGGATTATGGTATATCAAAAAATCCTGAGTCCTTAGCTTTCGATGGTTATAGGATGTACTTTACAGACAAGCAAAGAGGTAAGGTCTTTAGGTTGTCTCAAGACGGCTTGACTCCAATATCTGATGTCAACATGAGCACTTACTTTAGAGGTAAACTAAAAGACTCAGACGAGCTAATTGGAACTTTCGACACTATAAAGGGTGAGTACAACGTAACTATTAAATACCCAACAGATGCAAGAGGAAACGATGTACCAAGTACTACAATTTCTTTTAATGAAAAAAATAAAGGTTGGTCTAGCTTCAAGTCATTTATACCTGATACTGGGTTATCTATCAATGACGAGTATATAACTGCTGGTCATGGTGGTATATGGTCTCACCATAGTAGCGATGTAGATTCTAGCGGTAACTTAATAGTTAATGCTAATAATTTCTACGGAGAGGATTATGATTCTACAATAGACGTCTTGTTCAATGACAATCCAGGTGCTGTTAAAGGATTCACAGCTATAAACTATGAAGGCTCACAAGCTAAAATCACTGAGTACGATAGCAAATATGTCCAGGACGTTAATGGTAACACATTACCTAGTAGTGATGGAGAGTACTATAACTTAACAAGTAAGGATGGTTGGTATGTTGATTCGTTCGATACTGATTTGCAAGAGTCTAAAGTGGTTGAGTTTGTAGACAAAGAAGGTAAGTGGTTTAGTTTCTTAGATGGTATAACAACAACTCTAGACAACTTAGATACCTCTGAATTCACAGTTCAAGGTATAGGTGTGTCAACAAGAGCTGTTCAGACTAGCGTTGTGGGTTGTATGGATCCAACGGCGACTAACTACAATTCAAACGCTAACGTATCAGCGCCTTGCGAGTATGGGAGACCAGGGTGCACAGACTCATTGGCATTTAATTATAATCATCTCGCAACTTATGATGATGGAAGTTGCATCCCATTTATAAAAGGCTGTACGGATATTACAGCCATTAATTATAGCCCAAATGCAAATGTTGATGATGGGAGTTGTAGTTACGAAATAGAAGCTATCGTGGGTTGTATGGATCCAACTGCATTAAACTATAATGAGAATGCCACCGTACCTCTACCATATGTTTGTGAGTACGAGGTTGTAGGCTGCACGGATCCACTAGCTCTAAACTACGAACCGCTTGCAACTACCAGCGATGGGCCTTGCGAGTATACTGTTCAAGGTTGTACGGATATGTTTGCAGCTAACTTTAGTGCCTTAGCAACAGAAGATGATGGTTCTTGTGTTGATATAGTTTATGGGTGCATGGATGTAAACTCGTTTAATTATGATGTAAATGCAAGTGAGGATGATGGTTCTTGTTATGATGTAGTTTATGGTTGTACTGATGAAAATGCAACAAATTATAACGCTCTCGCTAACACTGATGATGGTTCTTGTATTGCTGTTGTAGTTGGGTGTATGGATGCAACCGCAATAAATTTCAATCCTTTAGCAAACACTAGCGATAATTCTTGTGAAGATGTAGTAGAAGGTTGTATGGAGCCAGAAGCATTTAATTATAATCCACTTGCAAATTCGGTCAACTACACCGGTTGCATACCCGTTATCAGTGGCTGTATAAATATAAATGCTAGCAACTATGATCCTGGCGCAAATACAGACGATGGCTCTTGTGTATTCACACCAGAACAATTCTCACTAACAATTAAAGAAAACAACGATTAAGACATGGCTGAATTAATAAATTGCATAGAGGTAGTAGAACATTCACAACAGTTTAACGCTGGTGGTTATAGTTCAAGTGAATCCCCAGTGTATTACTTAAAGGTATACCCAGAATCTGGGCATGTAGTGGACGTGAGTGATTTTGAGGACTACACTAGTGTAACTTTCCCAACCGCTGCTGCAGAATATTTAGACACAATCGAGCTAACAAATTACAGTGAGGCATACGCTGTTGATAATTATATCTCTGTTAAAGTAACCCTACATAACAGTGTTACTATAACTCAGGATACAGATTTCTTTGTAGACATAGGTGGGGAAGCTTATCCTGAAGGTGCTAGCAAGCATTGGATTCAAGTCCAAGAGGAGTTTAGTGATTTAAGAGATGCTGAGGACGTACAGGAACGTTTCCCTGCTACATTTATCTACGAAGAAGTTGAAGGTTGGAGGCACGATACTAACAATAATAGTATGGGTATGACTTACCCGGCAAGCCCTAATTCGTCAGTAAATGGGGTATACGAAACCGCACTTGATACCAGGCATTATTTCTATGGTTTAAACGAGCCTGGAACTCCGAAGGTGGTGGCTACGATTACTATGGGTATGGATGATAACTTTAATCCTGATAATGAGAACTATAACGCTAACCACGTTTACGGTATAAAGTATCAAGGGAACTTAGATTTCCTAGGTTACACAAATTTATTTAACAACCTTGGTCTCAATCAAGGATTCAACTACAGCTTAGGTAACGAGAACCTCCTAAGTATTTTTTCTTCTTTTGAAGAAGTCTTTGATTATAGCGACATTGATAACAGTGGGAGCAGCAAGTTTTTAATAGACGTTCTCCCCATCAGTGAGGGTGGTAGTGAAGCGTTATGGGTTAATACAACTACTGGGTGGGAGAGGATTTTAAAGAAAATAAAGTTTAACTTGATCTACCAAGAGGACTCTGCGTCGACATATTCTCCGCAGTTTGTTAACGATCCATTGGAGACTAATGAGGGCGAACCTGTTGGCCTTGCTACTACCTTGTCAACAGACCCACGGCGAACAGTGTTTTTAGGCTGTGAAGGTGAGAGGCATACGAAGTCGGTTGGCCATTTGCCAGACAATAATGGTAATGTCAGTGCTGTTCTTTTACAAATACACAATGTAAAGAC